GTTGGGCTGGAACAAAAGTTGTTTATAAGGAAGGCTCATATCCAACTTCCCCGGATGACGGAACACTTGTTATTGATAGTCAAGTACGAAATCAATACGCTTCGGAAGGTCTTGAAATTACAGGATTGACAAATGGCGTTGTATATTATATTGCTTTATTCCCATATAGTACAGATGATGCAGAAAATACAAATGAAACAAATAGAACTTCTGCTACACCTGCGGCAATACAGTTAGATAATTGTACTTCTGTTTCTGCCACAAAAACAAATAACTCTGTAACAATTACATGGACTGACCCAGCGGCAACTAAAAATAACGGAGATTATACAGCTTCGTGGGCTAAAACGGTCTTAGTTTATAAGGAAGGCTCATACCCTACAAGCATTAACGATGGAGTGGTTGCGGTAGAAGAAACTACACATGATAAGTATTCATCTTCTGGATATACTATTTCCGGCTTAAATGAAAAGACAAGATATTACTTCTCACTGTTCCCTGTATCAACTGATGATATTGTAACTGTTCCAACGAACGGAAGTGTATCCGTACTGACAGGTGGTTTACTTACCGTAAGTACAAGTGAAGCGTCACTGTTTGGAAAAACTGTTACAGCAACTTCTTCTGGCGGCGTTTCTTCATCATCAACTTTCGACAATGAGGGACAGGCTACCATTATAACAGCGTGGTTAGGCAAGACAACTGTATCCTCAACAGACGGAGATAACACAGCAGAATCAGAGATTGACATTACATCCTATGCTGATAGCGGATTTTCCGTTGAATTGGCATTTTACGAATTATATGGCTTTAAAATTGAAAAATCAAATTCCAACCCGGCAAATAGAGTTACCTATCTTTCAGATTGCAAAAATGCATCCTACTCTTCTGCCTATATGGATTATACTACTGGAAAGTTTAATTACGGTTCATGGGCTGACGCTTTCTTTATCAAGAATTTAAAACCATGTATGCTTAAATACAATGGTACGGTCGATTACGAATTAAATCCAGATGATTATTCAAAGAAAAAGACTGGCGGCTCTTCGGATATCTCAAATACTTCATATGAAGGAAATGCAATGGTTGGTTTCCCTACTATTTGGTTTAAAACTTATGAATCTGATGGATATCAGTATTGCTATATTTGTTCTAAGCAGCTTGATAGTTCATATAAAGCATATGCTCATATGGATAGTGCCGGAAACATTATGCCGTTTACATATCTTCCAATCTACAACGGTTCCCTTATTTCAAGCAAGGTTCGTTCCTTGAGCGGACAAACTATCATGAATACACAAACCGGAACAAATGAGATTACTTATGCAAAAGCAAATAATCTTAGTGGTTCTACTATTTGGTATACCGAGCTTCTTTGTGACAGAATTATGGTCAATCATCTTCTTACACTTATCGGTAAGTCAACAAATACACAGACTGTATTCGGTAATGGATATTATACAGGTGGTTCATCTGCTAGTAACTTATTACAGAGCGGAACAATGGATGCTAAAGGTCTGTTTTATGGAACTAATGGAACAGGTGTCGGCGTTAAGGTATTTGGTATTGAAAACTGGTGGGGCAATCAGTGGCGAAGAATTGGTGGTTGGATTAACTCAAATGGTACGCAGAAAGTAAAATTAACTTACGGTACGCAAGATGGTTCAACTACTACAGGATACAACACGGATGGCACTGGATATATTTCACTTGGCTTAACACCTGGCGGCACATCTGGAGGTTACATTTCAGCTTCTACAATGAATGCATATGGATTATTCCCTCAAACTGCTAGTGGGTCAGATTCTACATATGAATGTGATGGTCTATGGTTCAGCAATTCTCAAGTAGATTATGCGTGTGGCGGTGGCTGTTGCGGCGATGACTTGCGTGTTGGGGCTTTCTGCTCGAGTCTGAACGTTGCGGTTTCGCATTCGGGCTGGAGCTTTGGCGCGTCTTTGTCTTGCAAACCTCTCTCAGCATAGGAAGAGGGAATTGCGGAATGAAATGTAGCAAGGGGGAAACATTCGTTTCCCCTATTTTAAGTTGTTAAAAAATTTATTTTAAATAAGGGATTGTGGTAACGACTGCGTATGTCGGTGGCAATTGCAACAATGACTTGCATGTTGGGGCTTTCTACTCGAATCTGAACAATGCGGTTTCTAATTCGAACTGGAACATTGGCGCGTCTTAATCTTATCTAATCTTGGGATAAAAAACTAAATGTTGCCACAATTCCTCTCCCCTTGGAGAAAATTAACTCGTTGAGAGATGCTGTTAGTAACTATTTTATAGAGAAAGTGGTACAGAGGATAAGACAAAATTGAAAACTTACAAGAATTTATACGAAAAATTTATATCAGAAGAAAATATCCGGCTCTCAATCATAAATGCTAGTAAGCATAAAAGAAAAAGAAAAGATGTAAAAAGAGCTTTAAATAATCCAAATTATGAAAAGATAATTGAAGAATACGCTGCAAATTACAAAAATCGAAAACATACACCTAAAGAAATCTATGATGGTATTTCAAGAAAAAGAAGGACGATAATTGTACCATCCTTTGAAGAGCAAGTAGTTCATCATATGGTGGTCAATGTTATGCAGCCGATGTTCAGAAAAGGAATGTATGAACATACCTACGCTTCTATTCCACAAAGAGGCGGTCATAAAGGTAAGAAATATATTGAACGGTGGATTTCAAATGGTGGTAAAGATATAAAATATTGTTTCAAAATGGACATTAGAAAATTTTTCGATAGCATATCACACGATATACTAAAAGAAAAATTGAGACGGAAAATTAAAGATGAACGTTTTTTGAAAATCCTTTTTGAAATAATAGATGTCACTGAATCCGGCATACCTTTAGGCTTTTATACTTCTCAATGGCTCGCCAATTGGTTCTTACAAGATTTAGACCATTATATCAAAGAAGAACTTGGTGCTAAATATTATATGCGCTATATGGACGATATGGTTATATTTGCTTCAAACAAGAAGAAATTGCATCAAATGAAAGACGCGATAGAATGTTATCTTAAAACTGAATTAGGTCTGGAAATAAAACAAAATTGGCAAGTGTTTAGATTTCATTATATAGATAGAAAGACTGGTGAAGAAAAAGGCAGATTTTTAGATTTTATGGGATTTAGGTTTTATAGAAACCGGACTACATTGAGAAGGAGCATATACTTCAAAGCCTGTAGAAAAGCAAATAAAATGAGTAAAAAGGATAAGGTGACAATCCATGATTGCAAACAGATGCTATCCTATCTAGGATGGATAAAATCAACTGATACATATTCAGCATATGAAAAGTATATAAAACCAAAAGTTGATTTTGGTAAATTAAAGAAACGCATTTCTAATTATGATAGGAGGAACAATAATGTCAAATTTAATATGGAAAAAGAGCGAGAGCACAGTGTACCCACAGACTGTTGTTGCATATAACGATTATGCTTACATTCGTAAAAATGTGGTGGTCGAAGAAAGAAAGTATGAAAATAGCGACGATGTTGTTAATTTCTATGTGTACGATGAGTGTCTTACAACGCCTAATGCAGCAATTGAGTGGTTAAATGAGCAAAATTCTGCGTTAGTTAAAAAGAGTGCTGAGCTGAGTGATTATATTGATAACATTTTAACCGATGTAATTCCAACAATTGTTGATGAAATTACTAATGTGACGGAGGAATAATTTATGGAAACATTTATCGCTACAAAAATTGAGGAACAGGCAGATATTAGTCTTGAAAATGGACAAGCAAAATATCGTGCATATTTTATTAAAACCAAAATCTACGTTAAGAAATATAAAGAATCTGTAGATAAATTGCTCATTGCAGATGGTTATGCAGATGTCATTGTGGAGAAATAACAAATGATAAGATACGAAAATCAATGTCTTGCATGTGCAGCACCATTATATCCATGCATGGGTTCTTCGTGTCCAAACAGGCATGTAAAAATTTATGAGTGTGATTGTTGTGGTGAGGAACTTGAGCCAGGAGAATTATTCGAATTTGATGGTGAAGAGTTGTGCATAGACTGCATAAAGGAACGGTTAGATATCGTTGAATAGTACAAGGGATAGCTTAATTGCTATCCCTTTATTTTTTCAGCTTCCCGCATATGCGAAAATCTTTCATCAAGTGTGTAATCCAGTGATTCTCTTAAATCTTCATTTTTCCTTCCATGACCTCGCAATGTTTCCTCAATTTCACAGTGGATTTTATTTATAATTTCAGTTTCCATATAGAGTAAATCTTTTACCCTTATTTGATTTGCATTCATTACATTATCACCCAATCTTTCTAATTATTTTCAATTTTATAGTATAACTTACCACCATCATCATAGGCAATTTTAATTTCTGGATATGTTTTACATCTTAATTCACAGTCCGTAACGAAATCACAATCTCGGTTTACGCATGATAAATAACCACATTCCATGGAGCCATTATCTTCTTTTCGTATACGATTTTTTGATAGTTTACCGTTTTGCAAAACTTTAAAGATATTTGAATACTGCATTAAAGCTGAGTATTCTAATTCATTCCCACATACCGGACATTTGTTTAATAATTTAAGCTCGCCCATTTCGTCCTCCACATTCTAATTTGTAATCATTTTCCTTTGGTTTAATTTAACGTACTGCAAAAATTATGAGATACAA